TAAATAGAATCTTTATCACCTACGCTTGTCTCTGATCCAGAAGTTGCAGCATCGTCATCAGATGTGTTATTGGATGGTTCAATGTACTGCTGTCCGGTAATTCCGTAAACAATTGCACTTGCCATGCTCTTAAAGTCATACAGTGCTACATCGTCTTTATCATCCACGAAGCAACATTCAATCAGCATCGCAGGTGCTTTTGTGTGATTGAGCACGTAAAGCTTTTTGTTAATCTTCACACCACGATTTTTAAATCCAAGTGCTGCAATTGCTTTCACAATTTTCTCTGCAAATGGTTTTGCTTTGCTATTATCACTATAAATATATGCTTCTACACCTGTTGTCCGTCCGTTTCCAGACATATCCTTCGCACCTGCATTGAAGTGAATGGACACATCAAGATCTGCCGCATGAGCATTGCATTTTCCTACGATGTTGCAAAGAACATTGTTTGCGCTTGTCCCGTTCTCTACAGTGCAGTCATACACTGTATGTCCGAGGCCTTTCAACTGTCTGATAACCTCATTTTTTACATTTCTTGCTTCTGTGGATTCACGGATGATTCCGATAGCTCCACATGCTACTTTTCCGTCCGGGTTGTGTCCGGCATGTACGTTAATAACCATTCTTTTATTCCTCCTTCTTTTCAATATACTGCTTAAATAACTGGTGCAGTCCTGTGCTTGCCAGACCGCTGAATAATCCACTTAATAAAATAGGTGCTGTAACTGTCCATCTGTTAATCCAAATGGCTAAAAGCACACCTAATACCGCACAAATGGTAGGGATGTATTTATTATCAACATCCTTGATCCACTTCTTTACGACATAGCCTACACAAAGGCAAATGCCTACGATTACCGGCACCATAAATTCTGTTAAAAATCCTAAATCTGTCATGTTTAAATCCTCTCTTTCTGCTTCAGATGAAGCTCTTCAATTTCATTTTTCATCTTTGTGACCATTCCATTTCCGCCCAACGCATGATAGGCATCGTACATTTCCATAAAATTCTGATAGGCATAGGATGGAATTTCTTTGAGAGCCATGTATTTATTATGGTACTCAATCATTTGCACACGAAGCAAAAGCATTGTTCCTCTGCTATTCGCATCTCTGTCTGACTTCTGATTTTTCAAAAGCCACACTATATATCCCATAAATGCTGTCAGAACGATAGGCAATGCAATTGTGTACGTTTCTTTTAACATCTCCATTGGATCATCTTCCTTTCTTTTGTATAATTCAATTATAATATTTCAGAATGATTTTTTTGTCCCATTTTACTTCGCATAACCAGAGTTTAACTTACAATTATTTATCTGTATGCAGAACTATACAATTCATTTAAAAGACACAAAGGATAACTAAATTACCTTCCAATCACTCCAGTCAGAAATATTTGGATTATAAGCTTTAATCCATGTCCTTCCCGGCGAAGGGTATGCCTCAGTCAACCTTACGATTACTTTGTAGTCTTTTGGAGCACTCTTAATCGTCAAAACTTCTCTATATGCGTAAAATGCACCATCGGTAACGGGGGAATTTAATAATTTAGATGCGTCTTCTGTGGCAATCACTCCATAACTATTAGATTCTCCTGTTGGATTTGTAAAGTCTATAATCAAGACATCAGTCAGTAATCGGTCACTGCCTTTACAAAAGTTCTGTTTTTTACTAACAGCCTGGATTCCTTCGTTTAACAAACCTAAACTCTGGTTAACCTCATCAAACCCACCCTTAATCCTGTTCTCCAGATCATTCATCTCTTCCGCAGAAAATGCATTTCCCTCTGCTGAGATCTGTCCCTCTGCTCTCGCTACGGTCACAAGTTCCGTCCTGCCGTCCTCATGTGTTAATTTTCTTCTGTTTGGGTACTCGGAAATACGATTCACCCATGTTTTTAAATTAAATGCCATGATAAAATCCTCTCTTTCTTATAAAAGTAATCCAATGCTCTGTCCGGCATAGATTTCTTCGCCTGCGTAATGAACAAAGTTTGAATTATAAACTTCATAAATGTCATGTAATATTTTCTCAATATCATTAATTTTCTGGTACGTGTTAATCGGCTGCTGTGGAACTTCCGGTGTCTCTGCATACCGATAACCGGCATTCCGCAATGCTGTGGCGTTCTTTAAAAGACTGTCAAAATATGTTTTATCCGGATATGCAGGGAGATTGTCCTTACAAGTGACGAGCGATATATTCAGCAACTGTGCAATGACATAGCAGTTGTTTTCATTCCGCCTGACATCCGATAAGTTGAATGCGCCCTTCATCCCCTGCTGCCATTCCGTTTTTTCACTGTCTGTCATATTCTCCCAGCCTATATTCCGAAGTTCCTGTACACGGTCTACATCCGCTTGTGTACGATCATACACAAACCACGGCAGAATATACTCGATCGTATTCTCGTAGGTACTCTTATTTCCTGCCTCATCGTACATTTCGAGGTAAATGTGGTATAAGCTGTCCTCTGCCACATCTACCGCTGCACGCCACTTCACCGGATATGCTTCATCCTGGATAAAAACTGTCTCAACACCATTTACAGTCCCGGCAACATAAGTGATGTCTGTTGACAGTTCAAAACTGATCGTTCCCGAAGCCATCAGCTGACCTCAACCGTGATTGCTACACTCGCACTTGTGCTTACCGGATTTGGTGTAAGTGTAATGCCTTTTAACACAGGCACCGTAGTATCAAGCTTGACGCTCAATGTAATGCTGGTAGTCTGTCCTGCTCCGTCCTTTGCAGTCACCACAATGCTGTTTGTTCCCTCTGCAAGTGTCACAGCCTTTGTAAAACTTCCGTCTGATCCTACGGTCACTGTTCCAAGACTTGTACCATTTAAAGTCATTGTCAGCGTGATTGGACTGGATGTTGCATCATTAGTCTTTCCTGTCACGTTCAGTGCTGCTTTATTTGTGATAAGTCCGGCCGTAGGTGATGAAATCGTAAGTGTTGGTGGCACGGTATCAATCGTAAATGTCGAAGAAACCGCCGTTGCTGCATTACCGTCATTATCTGACGCATTGATCGTGATGGTATGGCTTCCATCCTTAAGAGCTGTCTGTGGTGTAAATGTAAACTGATAACCATTTGTAATCCCTTTACTCACCATCCCTGTGCTTGAAGTTGTGTATGTAGTGCTGTCTACTTTAATTTTTACAGATGACAGCTTAACTCCTGATCCACCGGCTTCATCCACGACTTTAAAGGTGATTGGCTGCTTATTGTTTGTCACATATGCGCCTTTTGATGGAGATACCAGTGTGATCGCAGGCTTCATCGTTTCTTTTACAATCAATCTCAATGCTTCTCCCAGAGTGGCATCTGTAGCATCTTTCGTCACTACAGTTCCTGCATCATTGGTAATCTCGATTTTAATCGGATAATACTTGTTGGCCAGATTGTATGATGTGGTTGCAGGGGCTGTAATTGTTCCAACCCATTTTCCATTACTTAAAGTAAGATTCGTCCACACTCCATCAACCTGTACCCTTACTTTTACAATTGCCATTAAATCACTCCTATCTCCTGTCCAGCTATAAGTTCATGATTGCTGGACCTGGTATATTTTGTTTCTGTGTAATATGTCTCTACATCATCTGCCACAACCGTTATTGTAACTTTGGTTTTCGTTGTGACTTTCTGACTGGATAATTTTGCACTGTATATAATTGGTCTCATTTCCATTAGATGATCACATCTCCTCCCGTATATAATTCAGTTCCGGCGAAGTAATTTTCCGTAACAACTACTGAATACCCCATGCACGTTGCCGTTGCGATAAATCCACCGGTCAAATCAAGCGTCTGGCTTTCAATCAATGTTGTCGATGTCTTGCCACCGATGGAATTTATATTCGCCCAATTTCCTACCTGCTCTAAGTCAACCAGGTACTTCATTCCCACCTTTTTTCTCAAGGCATGATAATCCAAAAGATAAGCGGCGATATCAGGTAATATATCAGCATTATAAATGGTACATCCACTGTACTTCTTTATATTTTCTGTTTCCCCGGCTTCGATTTTATCCACACGTTTCTCATAAGAAAAAGTGGTATTTGCATATTTAATACCTGTGATCTGGCACTGTCCGGCATCCGGCATGTTAATGATGAGATAATTTGTTTTTACTTCTTTCAGCGTGCCGACACTTGCCGTGATGGACGATGGAAGATATGGACTTGAGAATGTGATCTTGGTATCTCCGGCCGGCAATGTTTTCTTATAAATATCAGATGTTTTTTCTTCCAATGCATAGTTTTTCATCTCAATATTCACACCAGAGATATATTTTTCAAGAGATACTTTCGTATTTCCATTAAATTTACGATCCGTCCCGACAGTGGATTTCACATATCTGTCTGGCTTATAAACCTTGATGGTATCGCTCCGGCTGTCATCTGCTACCGCACCACACGCAAAGCATACCTGTTGCAATGCCTTGCGGCACGTCTGGATGGCTAAATAGCCACTTAAAAGTATGTTGCCGACTTCTTCATCAATCGTATATTTTTTGATACCGGCAGTGGCAAATATCGCATTCAGTATCACTTCTGCACGGACATTGTTATATACCTGTCCGTCATAAAATGTATACTTATCTAATAACCCAACTACATCAATCAACTTAAATTTTGCAATATTCTTTGAAAAAGAAAAATCGTCGATAAAGAATGCTCCCATAGGAATCATGTTTCCGTTATTAAACTCTGACAATGTGACTTCCTGCGTTTTCTGCACACTCTTCCATGCTCCGTTTTCGTTTTCTGCGTCAAAGTCATTATTCATATCAACAATTGAAATATCCGCTTCGTTGATAGACAAGGATGCAGAGGTCACATCAATGTCTTCCTGCATCTTGGCTGTCTGGATCATATCCTTATCCCATACGATATATTTTCCGTATAAAATGTACTGAAGCTTAATATATCTCTGTGGAAAGCTTGTTCTTACAAATTCAATCTCGATTTTTCCGTAATTCTGCACCTGATTATTGCAAACATAAATAAGGCTGTCCGGGTAAAATGTTTCTGTGATTAATTTTGTACCGGCGATTGTATACCATGTGATTTTCAACTCTGCTGGTGGCTCATCTTCAAAATAAAGTGTGATCGCTGCGGACGTGTGCTGCTCTTGGAACGTGACTGTAATCTTAGGATCTGTTTCAAAAGTACAATCTTCCTTCGATAACGCATCATTCCAAAATGCAATGTCTTTCGGATTTTCCGTCAATACGCTTTTACTTCCATCTAGCACAAATTGGTTCAGTTCAAAAGTCCCATAACTTTTCTGTTCCGTCTGTTCTGCAAATAACTCTATTGAACCTATGCCCTGGTTATCATCTGTCGTGACCGAAGCATCCGCAAGTGCGGTAACATCTATAAATTTCATTTCTGCCCTGCAATATGTTCTCATAAATGCCCCCTTACGGTGTCCTTGATGGTTTCTTGCTCGTCATTTTCCAAGACAATCCTTTATACTGCGCTCCGTTGTCCAGTACCTTTTCCACTTCATCTTTAATAGAGGAAAAATACCCATAAAAATCAAACTGCTTGCTTGCATCCGGTAGTAATACATGATGGAATCTGTTATCGCAATCCGTGATATGATCTATCAGCCTGTCATACATTTCTGCATCATCGATCGTTCCAATTGAGATCGTATAATTCTTATAAAGTCCGATGGTCTCGTTTTTCATGTCGCCGTCCTCTGTCCTCTCTGCATACTTTTCCAGAAAGTCCAGTGTCCTCTGGATAGACACCAAAGGGATATTATATGTAATTCCATCAATGATAAGTCCTTGCGTGTACTTATATTTCATCTTATCCCTCCGCTATCCCAAGTCTTATTTCTTCATCCTGCAAATATGGTAGATTGATTCTTGCGAACTCTTTACCATCAACCGCCAGTACTACCGTCTTTGCGCCGCTATAGTCCGGCATTTTGCTTGCAAGCTTCGATGCAAGGTCGTCCATCCAGCCGGTATTATTTTCAAGTGGCAGGACAGCTTCTCTTCCAGCTTCTCCGATTTTTGCGATTGTTGCTCCGGTTGTTATTCCTCCGTTAGCTAAATAAGGTATGTTAATAGGTTGGATTTTTTGTAAATTAAATCCTCCGAATTGTTTGCCACCTAATCCGGGTACCCAATCAGGAACAGTAAAACTAATTTTGTTAATTGCTTCTATGCAGGCATTTATAACACCGCATATAGCATTGTATACAGTGTTTAGAGCGCCTATCAGTAGATTGACCGATGCTTTCAAACTTCCCACTATAACATCCCAAACACCAATAAAGAATTTTTTTATACCATTCCATATTTTTTTCCAATTTAATGTAAATACGCCTTCAAGGAAATCTAAAACACCTTGGAATATCTCTTGTAATCCTTCGCCTATTTGTTTGAAATTTTCCCAAAGCTCCATTCCCCATTCTTTTATGGGTTCCCATACGGTTTGTTTAAAATTTTCCCAATCCGCTGCTATTATAAGCACTAAACCTGCTATCAATGCTGCTATAGCTGCAACTACTGCACCAACGATACCTACCAATGCAAGAAAAACACCAGAAACAATTAATATTCCATTTTTTAGATTTACTCCATTATTTATCAAATCCGCAATTCCTGCTGATATTAAAAGGATTCCAGCAACTACAATGGCTGCAACTGCTCCAAATGCCATAAACGTTCCGACTACCAAGCCAAAAGCAGAAACTAATAATAAGCACGTATTTTGTGCATTTAATCCGTTTTCTCTTATGTCATTAAGTGCAGTTATTAATCCTGCAATAGAAATGACTATCAGAGCAATACCGGCTACCATCGGGCCAAATAAAGCATATAATCCACCGACTGCAAGAGAAGTACCAACGATATAGCCTATTAAATTCTCCCAATCAACACCATTCTTCCACATGTCGAACAGGCTATATATAGTCAATGCAAATCCTGCAATAACAACAAGCCATGAAACAATTGTTCCAAGAATTGAACTCATTGCCAATAAATCTGTCAGAAAACTAGCAATTTTCCATGTCAATAAAGCAGCTGCAATCGCTAAGACAATTGGAAGTATTGCTTCAAATAATTTTTTTACATTTTTTACCCACTCAAAATCCTTTTCGGTTAATGGTACTTCTTCATAACCGCTACCAGAAGCTCCTGATGTTCCACCACTACCGCTTCCAGAATCATTTTTCTGCAATACATTCAAGTCGTCAAAAGCCGCCAATGCTCCAGCTGCTTTTTTGGCAGAACCGGCTGTTTTATCAAGAGATGCCGCATAGTCTACCTGCTGCTTCTTTGCCTTTGTCCAAGTGCTTTTTCCGCTTATAGCCGCAATAAATCTATTCATAGCATTAATGGCATTTGTAAGCCATGTGCATAAGGTTACGATTGCTGGTGTCAATGCAGATATGATAGGCGCTGTCAATGCTCCAATAGAATTTTTTAATGTAGCCGAAGCACTTGCCATTTCAGACATTTTTCCATTAAATTCAGAAGAATACTTCGCCATGTTCTGTATACCTTCTGTAAATGCCTTTGATATGGTCTGAGATACTTTCATAACCGCACCGAATATTGCAAAACTAACTACTGTCTGCTTTATTCGTTTCGCCATGTCAGATATTAAGCCAGAGGATTTTTTTGCTGATTTTCCTACTTTTTCAATGTCTTTCGCACCAGCACCAATAGATTTCTCATTGGCAACTGTTTCTCTCATCTTCTGATTAAGAACTTCCTGTTTGCTCTGTACATCAAGAAGCTTTTCAGATACTTTGCTATATTCTTCTGTAGTTGTAGGATCTATAAAAGCAGTTCCGGAAGATTCCATTGCGGCAAGCTCGCCTTTTGCATATTTAATTGAGTTTGTTAATTCCTCAACTTCGTATTGCATTCTTTTAAAGGTTGTGCTTTTACTGCTTCCACCTGTTTCTAAGAATTTATCCATTCTGGCAAGAAGTTTATCAAGAGAAGCAGTATCTTTTTCTATCTGCATCTGCACAGCCTTATATTCCTCTGTTGGAATCTTCTGACTTGCCAGATCTTTCAGTGTCTTGGAAAACTTATCAGATTCTCTTGCAAGCTTCTGAAACTGTGATTCCATCTGCATGAGCTTACTTGATGCTTCTCCATTTTCAATCAACGTTTTTATTCTGATTTCGCCATCATATTCAGCCATGCTAAAACCCTCATTTCTTAAACTGTTTCAATGCTTCCTGTTCTGTTTCTTTCTGCTTTCTTATTTCTTCCATCATACGATCGTAATCGTCTATCTTTTCTTTTTCTTCGCTGGTATACTCTTTTTCTGACTGTTCCAAAGCATACATATTTTGTGCGTTTCTGATTGCATCTTTTTCTTTGGAACTCATGTTCTTTTCAATCTTCTTCTGTCGGATCTCAATTACCTCCATGAGAGAAGATAATCTTCTTGGCATATTCCAGATCAAGCCATTAAATTTCCACCAGTGCATATCTGCTACGGACAAATCAATACCGTATATCTGCAAAAAATCTGCATATATTCTCCATTGATCTACATCATAGTCAATAAAACGCATTGTATTTTTGCTACTGCCGGTATTGTCGTGATACCATCCGTTTAAATACCAGGAAATACATTCATTTAACTCATTGTGCTGTGGATGGTCTCTAAGTTCTCCGTATTCATCAGAGAACATAAGATAAAGAATAGAAGTTGTTTTCTCGTACTCATTCATTTCTTTGTCATATTGCAAAATATAAATCTGCATACCTATGCGGAAATCGGTATTTACTTTGTATCCGTTCCATTCAGTAGGCAAATTGTCCAGCATGACATTGTTCATTATTTTGCCCCACGTCTTCTTACATTGTATCTGTTCTGCACCTGTTCAAAACGTTTATTGAAAAGCTTATTCATAACAGGGATAACCTGCTCTACAAACTCCACGATTGCAAGTTCATCCGGGACAATATCTCCGTAAATCTGTTTCATGGCATCTTCGCCAAACAACCCATCTATACTTTCCGTAATCTGCTTAAGATATTTCACACGAATGCTGTTCAGTTCTAATGCTGCATCCACATTCATATCATCCACATTCATATCGTCTTTGTGGTTATTTCTCCATTCGGCGGCTTCTTTTTCACAGTTCTGAGATATATTATTTAATTTATCAATTACACCTGCAAACTTCTTAGCTGTGTCTGCATTCGCTGTATCTACTGTTATAACTGTAATAAGATCTCCGTCTTCGTCTTTTATTGCAATTTTTTTTATGCCACTGCTTAATTTAATTTCTTCCATTTTTAACATCCTTTCCTAATGTGGGACACCAAGGAAATGTAGGCATCCCACATATGCTAATTTTTAATTAACACCTATGAAACTGGGTAATCTTCATCCAAAGCCAAAGCGCTTACTTTAGGCGCCCATGTGAACGATCCATCACCAGCAATAGTGATTGTTCCAAGTTCTACATCTCCATTTCCATTAATCTGGACTGTAGACTTTAAAATATCACCACCTGCTCCACCAGTGCTTGATGCACATACAGTTACTGGGACACGGATACAATCGCCGGATCCGCTTGTAATATCAGCTTTAAAGAAGCGATAATAATATGTCTCGCACTGATCTCCTGTTGGAAGTTTTTTAAAAACATCATTAAACACTGTCTGCATTTCATCTGACAAATGTTCTCTTTCTGGAGACATTGAAAATGCATACCCTTTTACAGAGTTGCTTGCATTTTTCATGTTTACGTACTGTGTGCTTTCTGTGTTAGGTCCCCAGTCTTCAGAAAGCTCTGTGAAACCATCACCCATTTCAGCAAGCTTTTCACTTTTTCCACCCATAAGGCTTCCAATATCCAAAAGTGAGACCATGTTAGTTCTGTCTTTTGCCATGAGTATTCCTCCTATTTTTTATAAAAATATTTAAGCTGCATATTAATTGCTAATTCTGTTGTTTTCCCATCTGCTGTACCGCAAAATACATCTGATGTGCGGTTAATTTGTTCTGCAACAAAATTTTTATCTTTTAGTGTGAATTCTCCACTCTCAAGGAACTTTGCAATATTTTCAAGCAGATTGCTTGCTGCAATATTATCCTTGTTTGTCGTTGGATTGCTTTTGTATACGATCTGGAACGTCATTTGTCCGACATAAGAACCGCTGACATATTTTTTCAAATAAACAGGATCCTGCGCCGGAAAAACTCCAATAGACTGAGTATCTTTTATGCTGTTCCATAAGATTGTTGAATTTGATGGTTTGAAACCGGGTGGGAAATCAGGATAACTATTTATCATATCAAGAATAGCTCTTTGCGCCGTTTCTGCATCTGATACAAGCATTATTTTTGTCTTTTCATCCAAATCATTTACCTCCAATCTCAAACCTTGGTATAAGGCTGTAAACACCGATAGTATTCACTTTGTAGCAATTCCCTTTTTCATTTACCATGTACTGGAAGAATTTACCCGGATAATCGTCTGAATTAATTAATCCAACCGGAAGTTCCCTATCAATGAGAAGTTCATCTTTCTTTGCAATCACTACGAAGTCAAAATCATTACTTCTTAAAGTGAAATGCTTTAACTTTTCTTCTTCGCTCATGTTTTCCCAGTCTGGTGGATTAGCATAATTCAATATGCCATCGTTCGGGATTTTTACAAGAAAACTATCCGCATCTTTCATTCCAGATTTGCTTATGTTCTCTGCCTGTGTAAGCTCGATTCTTACATTTTCAAATAGAGTACCGAAATAATATTCAGTTTCTAAAGTGTCGTTGTAATGCCTGTTATATAAAACCACGGCATCTTTATATCCGATTCCCATAAGCTAAACTCCCATGTACAAAAGGTTTTCATGCCTTGAATCAACCATTCCGGTTAGGTAATTTGATGCAATATCGTAGCACTTACTATTAAGTGCCATTTCTGATTTTGCAATCTCTACCAATGTCGAAGAAGATGCTCCGGCATCATAAGATACTGATTCACTTCCAGAAGTCATGCTCTTAATCATTTTCCCTTTTACAGTTCCGTCCGCATTTGCAATAACACCAAAGTTATTAACTGCCGCGGAGTACTCAGATACATTCTTTAGCAATTCAGCTATTTCGCAGGTACAATCTTTGATATTATCCCACCATGCATCTTCTGATTCTGGCTGAGAATAAAACAAAATCCTGTTTGATGTGATCGCATTGATTCTTCTTTCTGCTTTTCTTTCATATGGAGCAAAGTCTTTTTCGTTTTCAAACAAACTTCCACCATATTTCGTTTGGTAATATTCAAAATCTACATATGACATTGCTCCACACTCCTTATTGCTGTGATAAGATTTCGCTGATAATATCAGCTTTCTTTGTTGCGGTCAGTGAATACCCTTTACTCTCTGCCAGTGCCTTAATTTCTGCAACTGTAAGAGAGTTTAAGTATTCTTCCGTGAGTTCCCCACTAGCATTTACCGCCTGTGTAGTGGGAACTATTCCCCCGGTGTGATCGAAACGTTAGCTACTGCATCAATGTACTCTGCAAAAAGTACAAATCCTAACAGTGCATAAGTTACGCTGGTTGCACGATCGTAATCGCCTTTTACCTTAAATCCGATAAGATTTGTTTCTCCGCTGACAGTGTAAGAAAGACCGGCTTTCTCAAAATCTCCGTCAGATGGATCTACATAATAAGCAACGATGTTGTTTACAGGTGTTGCCAGAATTTTTCCTGCTGGGATTTCGTTGTCAGAGCAAAGGAACATAATGTCTGCTCCGAGGAATCCCTTGATATAGGTAAGTCCAAAGGCTGTCTGCAAAGTAATGTTTGAATCTCCAAGATAATCATAGAAATCCATGATATTTGCAAACACTGCAACTCCTGTAGCAGTTTTGTGCATTGACTTGAACTTATTCTTGACAGATCCAATAGCTTTAGCTACCGCCATCTGGAATGTTTTTGCAGTGTTTGTAAGTGTACCAGTTTTCAGATAGTTGTAGAATTTTGTTGTAATTCCATCCTGCAGGTCTGTCTGGAACTCTTCATCTGTCATTTCACAAGCTGCTTCATATCCATGATCCTTGATAGCTTCGATAGAAACTTCTTTTGCATATTTTTCAAGAGTAATCTCTGAATAAGGTTTATCTTTTACCTCGTAATGTGTTCTTGGAATCACATCACCTTCTGCTACAGTCCCACTCTCTAACGTTCCTTCTGCATATTTGCTTTTAAGAACAGTTCCAGGCTGTTTTCTAATTGCTCTTGAAATTCCAAGAATTTCTCTTAAAGCTTCCCAGTTTCTTTCAAAAGATGTAACAAAATCGATTTCCCTTGCAGTTACATCAATGTCTCCTGTTGCAATCAGTCCTGCGTTTGCTGCAAAGAACTGCAAATTTGTGTTCATCATTAATCTGTTTTTGTTCATATAAAACTCCTTTACTGTTGGAATAAAGAAATGTTTTCGGCAATTGCTTTCTGACGTTCTGATCTATCTTTGATAGATAAAATGCTCTCTCTTGTTGTGTGCTTATCACCACTGGAATCATGTTCATTCGGCTTTGTAAAACGCGCCGGCGGAGTCTGCTTATTTACAAATGCATTTGCATCTGTCTTTTTAGCTTCCTCAATAAGATCACTGAACCCTATCAGCTTTCCATTTCTCACGCTTACGCCTTTGGAAATGTCTTCCATAATGGCTTTCTTTGCAGATTCAGAAGTAAACTCGATTTCCGCAAATGCTTCTTTCAAAAGTTCATTCTTCTCATGCTCTGCGATTTTGGCTTCGTAATCTTTTTTGGAATCCTCTGCCTGTCTCTTCCAGTCATCACGCTCTTTTAAAATGTCTTCCGGGCTTTTTCCATCCAACCCTTCGAGCATTTTCTCTGCTGATTCTGCCCGGGTTTTCCACTGTTCGGATTCTGACGAAGCTTTTTTAACTTTGTCTTCCATTTCTTCTTTGGAATACAGCTCTTCACCCATACTCTTTTTAATGGATTCTTTCTGTTCGTCTGAAATTTCAATTCCGAGTTTCTTTAATTCTTTTGCTACGTTTACCATGTTTCTACCTCTTTCTTTCCAAGTTGTTACTCCGGTCAGTCCGGCACGATTGAGTTGCTATTTACTCCATAGCTGGCAATTGGGAATGAAGGAATCGAACCCTCGACAACCCGGATATAAGCCGTGTCTTCTTCCACTGAATTAATTCCCAAAAAATAAAAAAGCACGCCCAAAATAGGACGTGCCATGCATCATCCCATAATTATTCTAGGTTAGCGAACAGAATCCCTTTTTCTGTCCGGTACTTTTAATATTCTTTTCAATATATATTTTAACCTATTTTAAACAAATTTTTGTACCATTTTAAAAAGGGCAGATTGCTCCACCCCTTTTTGCTATTTCCCACCGAAATACCTTCTAAGTACTTCTTTTTCTTCTTCCACAATGCAATCCTTTTTTAATCTGTTGCACTGGTCGTATATATACTTTCCGTACTCTTCTAATTTGGCTATCATTGCATTTTTATTTTCCAATGTAGGATTTTTAATGTATTCTTTTTTAAGCCCTATATAGTCCTCATACTGCTTTATAACATCCATTTTCAATTACCCCATTCAAAATATCATCTGCTATGCCAACGACTTCTTTTCCATAAAGAGACAGAAAATCCGCTACGATTTCCTCTACATTTATTGGAATGTGGCAGTCATATGAAAATGAAGCGCAGTGTACCAACTCATGAGATAGAACTCGCTCTAACAGACTTCCGCTTAATGAATTTGACAAATAAACCTTTCGTGTGTTCCAATCTGTAACACCAAGTGTAATTGTTCCATCTGAACGCATCAAGCATTCACTATTAGGATTTACATATAAAATATTCCATTCAACATCATTGATTTTAAACACTGCGCTCACCTCTTAGATTTTCTGTAACATCATCTGTAATTCATTTCTCCACATCTGCTTTTCTTCCGGGGCTGCATCTGATGTCATTTCAGTAATATCCATCTGCATATCTCGCAAGTAATCTTTTCTTGCTTTTGCACGCTCTTTTTTATCTTCTTCTGAATTGCCATGATGGTTTTCTCTGGTTTCCATATAAGTACGTCTGGAAATACCGGCTTTTCCCTCTCTGGAATCCCTCGGATATGATCTATCTCCCATCATTCCGGTATCTGTATACATCCTTTTCAGGTCTTTCTTATCCATGTCTCTCATGTGCTCTGCATCTTCGTAATCATCCGGGTACATGTGATAATATGGGGGTTCATCATATCCTCTTCGTTTTCCTCTGCCTTTCGGTGCAAATCTTCCATCAGCATAACGATACCGGTCGTAATATCTTCGGTCATCCCCATACTCTAAAAGCTTCTCCATGATATCTGCTTCGTCCGCTTCGTTCATTGCCTTAGTAATTGTGGCATAATACTCTGCTTCTGACAGATCCTTTATCATGTCGATCACTTCTCCCATTTCTTCTGTGTTGACATTCTCAATCCCTTTTTCAATCTCACATAAGGATTTTTCAGCAAGGCATTCAAGCATTTTATGAATTCTTTCAATATGCATATACTAAGCCTCCCTTACTACGATTAAATTACTGTTCTGTACCTCGATAGTCTGTCCAGATGTATTCTGAACCGCTATTGTGCTGCAGCATCCACAAGGAACATCTACATAAACCTGTGCAGATACATTGAACATGTTTTCTACTGCCGCAGGTGTCACGATCATTCTTGTAGACTGTAAAGGTTCTCCGTCAATTGCGATTGCAAGAGAAATAGCTTCCACCGTTCCACCGGTTGGGATCTGGATATTTCCACTATAAGATACAAGAAATCTGGCTTTGCACTGGTTTGTGATTCCTCTTAATTTAACTACTCCGCTTCCCTGTCTGTGAACGATACATTTTGTTCCGCAAACCGGTGTCTCAGTAAATGCGACATCTTCTCCTTGCAGGACAGTCTGTAAAGCATTGGCTGTAAATTCTGACATAATATTTTCCTCTCTTTCAAAAATATAAGGGCAAACATTGAAGTCTGCCCTTTGTGTTTAAGTAATACTGCTATGCAGACATAATCTTGTCGATTAAGATACTTTAATTATTCAGTTGTCTAACATCCGCATCCATTGTTACAACCGCATCCATACGGAATGTATGTGTTCGGGTTTGGCACCTGGTATGCCGGAATTGGTGATGGATTAACAGCGTTGATAATATGATTTGTCTGTGCTGTCATAGCGGTAGTCAAAAGTGCGTTCTGTCTATCCTGTGATGCTGCAAGTCTCAAATCATTATTTTCTGCCTGCAACGTTGCGATCTTATCCTGGCATAAGTAGTCAAGTATCGCTCTTGTTCCGGCATTCTGGCTGTCGATAATATCTCTCGTGTTGTTGTTCATGGTGTTCTGTAATGCGCAAGTGTTCTGCGCCATGTTGAAGTTTACACCCTGGATAGCTTCACGAGTTTCGCAGCAACAATTTGCAAGCTGAGACTGAATAGCATTTGCATTCTGCATTCCTGCTACTGTGTCCGCATTAATTGCCTGCTGAATGGTGTTAAATCCTGTCAGCATTCCGTTGTTTACTGCATAAAAGCCATCACAAAGACCATTTGTAATGCCATCAAGTTTACTTATGACTGCTGAATTGTCAAATCCTCTCTGGATATCAGCCTGTGTAGCCGCAGTTGCGGTATAACCGCCACCACCATTACCACCGAATCCATAACCGCCCCATCCACCGAATAAGGCAAAGAGGATAATGAGAACCCACCAACCACCATCGCCCCATGCACCATCATTACGGTTTCCACCAGTAACGGCGGCAATGTCCGCTAAACTTGGAGATGAATTAAACATATGTGTTCCTCCTAATAAAATTTATTTATACATAATCTTGCAAGAATAGTATCAATGTTTAAACTGGCTCATGATTTCTTCCGGGTTTAGACCTTTTTCTTTGCACAAATTTCTGGCAAGCTGTTCCAGACCTTTACTGTCTCCACGGTTCATCATGTCGAATGTATTTTTCATGATCGGATTATTTGAAAATTGAGAGTTGCTCATCATTTGACTTAATATCATCTTAGGGTTTCCACCGCACTGGATCATCTGCATTAAATTCATTCAGAATCGCTCTCTTTCTTTGCTCTGGTAGTCCTTTGGGACTGAGTTATTTTAGCTTCTATCTGGTCTAATCGCTCCATTATCGGGGCAAACAATGTTGCCGTGTCTTCTTTCGGTAATTCGTTCTGCTTTCCGTCTAACTGCGGTTTATATGTCACTGTCTGAATAAGCCCATTAGCACTCCACGATTTTATATAAACTTCTGATCCATCTGCTTTCGGGAAAATGGCAAATGGTGCATTCATAGGAACGTCATTCGCTGTGACTTCCTCAACAGAATTAACCATTCTTCCACAAAGTCCAGCTTGTTGCGGAATTATCTGTTGTGGGAATTGCTGTTGAATCTGCTGTGGCTGTTGATATTGAGGATAAGAATACTGGTTATATCTCTGATACTCGTACATAATAAACCTCTCTTTCTATCTTCATTTTATTATTAACAACACAATTGAACCACCCCAGCAAAACCTCATTAAAAGGACACAAAAAAGACACCCTTAACGGATGCCTTTAATGAGGAGAAAGTTATGTGAAATGTTGTCCAGTTACCTTAAGAATTTTATGTTGCATTTTGACGTTAATACGTCCGGCTGTCTTAGTCGAAATATGCATAATTTCTGCACATTCTTCTAGCGACTTTTCTTTCTTCCGTAAATCAAAGAGCGTTTCTTCTGTCGGTGTGAAATCACACAATTCTTTTATATGCTCTTTTTCTTCTTTGGTAAAGCACGTAACAATGTTTTTCATTTGCTTTACCTCATTTGGGGGAGTTTCCGGCTATGACGGTGAGTTGTTATCTCGCTTGAATTCCACTGCATTAATTAAAGAAAGGTGGATAACCAAGTATGTATGGTTAACACATTATTATAATAACATATTATTCCATTTTCGTTGTACCATTTTTTTCGATTTTATTTTTATAAGCCGTTGCTCGTCCATTTGCAATCGCAGACTGTTTTTTACTAAATCCAGAAACCTTCGTTCTATCGCCTTGCAATTGAAGATCGTTATTCTTACAGAATGATTGAAGCCTTTTATTCTGCATTCGCAGTTTATATGCCAGTTTATCATATTGAGGTTGCAAGATCTCTTTTACATCTGTTTCGGCAATCATATCAAGTTCCTGTTTCTTGGTCATAATTTCACGCTTTGTTTTACGAATTTCTCTTTCAAGGAATCTCTGCTTCTGCTGCAAATCATAAAGTTTTTGACTTTCATCTGCATTTATATTCACATTTCCGTTTTCATCAAGGTACTTATTTACCATGCCTTTTCGCCACGGTCCATGTGAATGTCTACAGTTGTATCCGTGAAGTCCTAAGAGATTTACAACAGTTCCCGTTCCGGTTTTAGGGTCTATTGTATAACCTGTACTTTCAAGAAGATTCGGAAATCCTGGTTCGCTCCCGATTATTTTATATGCCTTGCCTTGCCAGTGATTGTGAGATGGAATCCCTGTTGGATTCTTTTTATCATATCTGGCACCCGGATGTGCTGATACTAGAACATACTCTATTTTATTTTGTACAATATAAATGTTCGTCACCTGTGCCGCAGTCTGATTCATAGATGTGACGATGCAACACCTCACTGCCGCTTCAAGAGAACGCTTCGTTCCAGCAGGGTATTCTACCATAACACCAGATTCTGCATATCTATCCAGAATTTCACAGACTGCACTGCTGTAAGATTGCATTCCAGATGCAACTCTATAATCAACCTCATTCAGCATATTGAGCAAGTCTTTCTGTGTCTGGTTAATGGTTGTTTTTGTCAAATTATCAAGTTCACCGGATGTCTTTATTAACTCTGCATTCATTGCCAGAATTGCCATATTATTTTTTAGCGGAGATATAATATCGGATGCTGATATCTGTGTTAAGACTTCCTTATCATCTGAGAATGATGTCATAACACTATCCCTTAATAATCTGCGAACCTCATTTCTCGATTTTCCAGATATTTCAGATATTCTTTTTACGATTTCCGCATTATGCAATCCCATCTGTTGGAGCTTCCACAGTTCTCGATCAGCTGTTCCGGACAGCTCCCCGGCTTTCACTAATCGCATTGCAATATCTGATATAATCCAGTCTTCAAGATCTTGGTACATTTCAACCAGTTTATCAGTTTTTCCGTAAAAATAATCCGGTCTAAGCATTATCCTTTTCCAACCTCTCTTTTAACAAGATCTATCCACTGCTTACCGTGATTTTCTTTTGCAGTTTCAAACCATCGTTTACCTGTTCCAGGTGTGTGATATTTTAATTCTGTTCCTGTCGGATACTTCTTTTCTCCACGATTCGCCCATGATCTACCGTCTGCCGTCAAATAAAGTTCCCCTACATACTGATAATGCGCATACGGTGTGTCTACTGTAATTAATCCGGGTTCTTTTATCTGCGTCTTGTTTCTCAAATCGCCCTGCTGCATAGGTGTGTATTTTCTCATGTCATTTACAACCTGTTCATCAAGAACATTCTGCGCATTTCTCAAATTTTCATCTATTCTTTTAGTGTCAAGCTTAATATTAAAGCTTCCAATGACTTTATTATATTTTATATTAACGCATCCCTCTCTATCACTTCTCTAAATAAAACTTAATCGTCTCTATCACAGTCTTTTTCTGCAACTTTACCTGAACCATCTCCGGCGGTTCAGGTTCCGGGATAATATATCCACCTTTTAAAACACCATTTTTAGGAAGCACCGGTATCCCTTGAATTATTTTACTCCTCTTCAAACAGACCACCGCTGTTCCTTTCCGCATCTTCCTGCGCTCTCTCTGCAAACATAGCATCTACTTCATCATCATTAAATCCCTCGTATTCCTTAAGGTATTTACGCTTAGAATAAATACCCTGTATCATTAAATTATAAGCTCTGGATCTGTCCTGTTCGAAGCTTGCAAGCAAATCTTTAAAATAAAATATATCTTCGTCCGGTACATCATCATCCAGTGCATCCACATAGCCGGCAGGGATTCCGTAAAGGTCGCAGAATACATTGATTGCATAAATAAGATTTTTTAATGCTGTCTTTATGCATTTTCGAATATCGTTAATCGTTTCTACCGTTTCATTGTCATCGCTTTCAACCTGTGTTGCTGTCAATCTTCCAGATTTTCTATCGAGGATAAACTGCCCCTGTGAGAATCCGCATTTTGTCGAGATCATAGAAAGAACGCTGTTAATGTCTGTGATTCTGTCAGAAGTTAGCATGGTCGGGGTGTGTTCATCAATCGTGCTTTTTGAATCCAGCCCCAATTTCAAGCCTTTAACGAACCGAGGAAGTTCTACTGTTGAGGAACGGATGCCGCCTTTTCCCTGTTTTGTCATGGCGTTCTCATCAATGAAAGTAATGTGCTGCGAATCCTCAACTTCATTCCCTTTTTTACTCCATGCTATATCGAGATCTCTAAGCTCCATAAGTGCATTTGAGAAAATCGAGACACCTTCTGGAGATGAGTAGTCGATCGTATTGTTAAATGGTGATTTTAAATAGGCGAACAGTGGCTTTTCTACGTTCATAATATGAACGACTTCATCAATTGAAGACCACTCCGAAACGTCATGCAGTTCTATCTTTTTACCAAGTGAGTTACTGCTGTTTGACTTGAACGCTCTATTCTGGATCTCGTAAACGTTCACATCTTCGCCATCTTTATTTTTTGAGGTCGTGAAATGATGGTATTCGAGCCGGTAATAGTACACCTTATCTTTTATAAGTCGATTAATAAAGATACATCCTCTAATATCTCCGTTGTTTGTTTTTTCTGTGATTGCGAAATCCCACGGCATAATATAATCTATCATGTTGTCTGGATTCATCGAGCCATTCGGCTTTAAAATAATTCCGCCAACTCCGAGCATATCTTCGACTTTGTCTCTGATAGAAGTGTCAACCATTGCCTTAATGCACTTATTAATAAAATCTGCTCTTTCAGAACCGGTTATGCTCACTGACAAATCCATGCATGCTTTCTTCGCTGTGTACTGGCAGAGGAATTTTGCGAAATTTATTGTCCTAATGTCATTTTTTTTCGAATCAACCCAGAAAGGACTCCCCTTAATGATGTCGTTCCATCTCTGCTGTGAGTTCTCAATCTCTGGAGAAGTGATAAACTCGACATTAAATTCTTTTTCTGCATCTGTTCTAAAAAACTTCATGATCGTCTCCCTTATTTTTTCAAAAAAATTCATTTTTTAATCCTCATAATCGTCACTGTCTTCTTCTTCCACATCATCATCATAAAGACCATCATTTCTTCGGCTGGTCATGATAATTCTGTTCAATGCATAAATGTTTGCCATGATCGTATCTTCTTCCAATGTTGGATAAGCATCCGAGAATGAACCATCTGGGAGCTGTTCATGCTCTGCCTTTGTAAACTCTTTTTCTGTATTCGGGCAACGCTCAGGATCAATCACGATTTTATTACATCGCTGAAGCCACTCCCAGCAGTAATCCCTTCCTTTTCCACTTCCCCATCTTTTCTTTGCCCCGATCGCATTGAATCCCCAGTCCTGCATCTCTGCTATTCCGTCCGGTCTGGCTGAATCGCATATGATCTCGACATTCATAAATTTCTTTATCTTCCTGGCAAAGGTAGAGTTTTTACATTTTTTAGAATACACTTCGCCAAAAATATAAAGAGTGTCCGTCTCGTAATCGTAATAATTCTGACTGAACACCTGTGGGTGTGTATATCCGAAGTCCAATCCGTGGTTTACTGTATCAAATGTCATTAACTCTTCATCCGATATTTTTCGGATTTCTAAATTGTCGAAGATGCCGCCGCCTGTTCCAGTGACTTCGCCTAAGTAGTTGTTTTTATAATATAATGGTTTGTGAATCCTGAACCACTCCGCACGCTCGAAGAATCGCTTTCCAAGCCATTTTACCGGGACATTATAATAATAACTGTGGCAGATCCGTGTCTGTGGCTTATTTTTACACTCTTCGGTGTACTCGTTCATAAAGTTATTTTTTGACTTCGGAGGATTGAAAATTTTTATGTCAAGTGCTGGTGTATCTGCTCGCAGGAACGTATCTTCAATGTTATCCATCTGCTCCACTCCTGCCATCTCGTCACACTCTTCATGGATCAGCATCTTTACATATCCGAATGGCACATTAAACGATTTCAAGCTGATCGGCTTATCTGCTCCGGCAAACATGACCATTTGCCCGGTTGGTTTATAAACCGCACACATTGGGGATTGTTTAAAATCCCAGTTATCCAGATCCTGATATCTTATTACTGTTTTCATAAACTGATTATACACCGAGCTTCTTAAGTCGACTTTAAATCTTCTGGTGTATACGACATGCGCCTGTGGATCCTGTCTAATCGTCTCATATGCAAGATTTCCCCAGAAATTGGACTTAATAGATCCACGCCCACCTTTCGATATGATCTCATGCACGTCTATCTCTCCGTTAAATGCTTCGTGTACTGTTCTGTAAATCTCAACGAAGTCGCTCGTTATGTCTGTGATCGGTACTGTCCAGAGTGCAGCCTTTTCTCTCTTCTCTTTCTCTTCGGCTTCCAGCTTATGCTTTTCTGCAATCGTCAAAGCTTTCTCCAGTCCGTCCATTGCCTTAAGCTGATCGGAAAAGTCCGGGGAGAATCCAAGACCGTCCACGACTTCACCCTTTGCGATTTTACTTCTGCGCTCCTGGATCTCTGCTAGTGACATGATATCACGGTGCTGTTCTTTCTCGATTTGCTCCATTTTTTCCGCTATATATTCTGTAATGACAGTTTTTGACAGCAGTTTTTGAGCACTTCTATTTGCTCCATTCTCGCTATAGCCTGCGCTTATGTATGCCTGTGTGGCATTTCCGCCATTCTTTATATACTCATCTGCAAATGCTTTTTGTTTCGGTGTGAGTTCTTTTTTCATCCGCTCACCGCCTTATAAATTTCAAGCAAGCAGAATATTACTTCCGGGATAGATGCTGTTTTGAAGATCTCATAATCTTCTGTTTTCCATTCTTGTCTATTTTTCTTAAAGGTGTACACTGGTGTAAGAATTCTGTAAATTGTGATAATGCGCTTCTGATCTTCGCTGTAAAATTGATTCTGGTTTATTTTTATAATCAGTCCGCGCTGGACAATCGCAGTCTGAAGCTTTTTTACTTTTCCTTTTAAATTTGCCAAGTCGCACACCTCCCATCATTTTACTTATAATTTTATTATAAGATATTTTTTAACTGTTTTTGTTCCATTTTTAGGCATAAAAAAAGCGGCTATATTTCAAGCCGTTTTTTCTCGTTTCTTCGTTTTTCTCTTTCTCGTTTTCTTTTCAGCCTCTCCTCTTCTGACATTTTCTGTTTTCTCGGTTTTCTCTTTTTTCTCTCCGGAAATCCTTCTCGCGCCTTATTTTCTTCGCTCCATTCTAATAAACGCCATCCCTTATACTGAGCACTCCCACTTTTATGCTTTCCGAGCAAATATCTTTTAATGTCTCTTATTCCACTAGAAAAAAGATCCGGTTTAATTGGGCTTATGATATCCTCATTGTCAATTGCCCATTTTTTTAAATTGTTAATTCTGTAAACATCACCTCCTGGCGACTGGATCACCCAGCTTTTCGCATTTGCATTCGTGTCTTTTCTGCCTGTGTTCGGGGATTTCTCATATCCGAGATGCGCTTTTTTCAAAACTTCTTTATTTTCATCGCTCACACCATAAAAATGCCTGAGCTTTTCCGAGCATCCTCTGCTACACGTTCTTTCTGTTCCTGATGGCGCGGAGTAAAATTCTTTTCCGCAAATTACACATTTTCTCATGTTTCTTTGTGCTTCTGCTCGGCATTTTACCGAGCAGTATAATTTATTTCGTCCTTTTTCTTTTCCGCAAACCACGCATTTCCCTGACATTTTTTAATCCTCTAAAAAATAAAGTATATCTTCTGTGCTATCGACAATTTTATAAGCCTTTGTGTAATCGATCATGTCGAGTTCCTGATCCGGCTGCACATTATAATAAACTTTATAAATTTTATCATCAGTCACCATGTACTGATAAAACTCATCTCCATCCCAGCACTCTGCATTTCCGATGATTCTGATTTTATCGTAATTTTCAACATCGCCGTTTTCAGATTCTACTGTTAATTTCTGTAATGGGAATTTTCTCAATTCTCCATAATTTTCCTCTAACCATTTGTTAAAAAGCTCTGTTCTACTCATTTTTTTATCTCCTTTTTTTAATTAATGCTCTAGGTTTTTACTGGTCAATTTCCGGTAAAAATTCTCCGGTGTGTAATTCTTCCGCAACGATCCTGTACGCTTTTCGGATTGTGCTGGCTCTATTTACCATATACTCCCAACCCTGCACGTCTTTTTCTTTCCAGTCTCCCATGTACTCGGCTTTCACTTCGTCATCAAGATTAATAAAATCCATGATGTCTGTGTCATGTCTGTTTTCAATTTCTGCGATCATTTTCTGTAATTCCTGATAACATTTTTTTAATTCTTCCATCTTTTTATCCTCCTTATTTTACGATCTTAAATCCCATCATTTTATATGTGCTTACTTCTGATTTTTTAACAATGATTTTATGACCGTTTGCGATCATTTCAACACCGTTCTTTTTAAATTCTGCCATCTGCTCCGGTGTTATTGTCTCTGGCTTATCTGCCAAACAGGACTTTGGACACCAGAATGTAAACTCTCCATTATCAGCTTTAACTTTAATTTTTACTGCTTTCTCTGTCTCTCCAATCTGCTCTTTCTCTCCGTCTGCGAAAAGCTGTCTCTGTGAATCTGTTAAATTTCTCTGTAGAAACCAATCTTTAATGTAAAGCATCTTATTTTCCCTCCGGTGTATTATATGTTTTCCTTGTTTCTGATATTATAATACACCGAAAACGGTGTGTTGTCAATACTTTTTACATTATTTTTAAAGTATTTTATTTTTTCTCATTTTCTACATATTTAATAATGTTCCCCGGCTGCATGTCCAGTATATCGCAGATTTTTTCGAGCGTTTTAATCCCTACCATTTCGCCTTTTCGCAATGATTGGATTGCGCTTTCTCCTACGATCTGCTCTTTTCTTAGCCGTGTCGTGTTATATCCGCATTCTTTCAGCGTTTCTAGTACGTCAATTTTATAAGTAAGCATCTGCACACCTCTCTTTCGTATTTATTATATACCCGAGACATTTTTATTTCAATTAATTTTACACCAAAAAAATACACAATTATTGCTGATATTTTTGCACTTATTTTGGTGTATTTGTATATTGATTTTACACTGTTTTTAGTGTATTGTAATATTAACAAAGGAACAGAAAGCGGGGAAAATGAAATGGAAAGAATTGAAGAATTTGAAAAAGAATTAACAGAGGTTTGCGGAACTTATGAAAGCGACTGCTCCAGATGTCCGAAGAAAACAGAATGCGATGAGTATAATTCGATATTTGCACAAAATAGCCGAAATGCTCCGCCCTGGAGAGTCCACCGTGGAACGGTCGCCCGGTGCTGACGATGGAAGACCAGAAAGGGAAAACATGAAAAATTTAATTGGAAACAACTTGAAACGGCTTTTTATTTTTATCTTGCGTATTTTGCCAATACAGACTTTTTTATGCGTGCGTGCTTATTTTATCCTATGCGTGAGGAAAACTTGTCTATGCGTGCCATGCGTGCGTTATGCGTGCATTTTAAATAATATGCGTGTGTCTATGCGTGAATCAAAGTATTATGCGTAGCTGTCCATTGCTTTCTTCTTCGTATAAGCTCCGGCTGTTGAGCATCCTTAATGCCATTTTCTTTTTTCTGTAAAAATGCGTGCGAGAAATCGGCATAATCCCATAGCGTGCTTCCATTTTGTCATATGAGATATTATTTAAAATTGATTCTGCTATTTTATCGCCCAGGTAATCGTCTATGCGTGTGCATATCTCTATCGTTTCCTCTCTACTCATTTTAAAGACCTCCCTATGCGTGACACATAAGTTTCTTACAACATTATACCATATATCAGTTCATAAAAACACAACATATTATTGTATTCATGCAACATTATTATATTTTTATTCATTTAATCATTGTTCTTTGATATGTATTTTTTTACCGGCATATTTCAGCCGGCAAAAATCTCAATATTCAGTTTTTATCGCATTCACGGAATAAGTCAGCGTCTATATATTTCCATCCACCATCATAGATCATGAAATATGTATAATGTTGTGTTCTGACAATGTCGTATACCGTAAACTTCTTATTGTCACTGTTTCTGATTACCTCAAACGTAATATCACCTCTTTCGTCAGGTAAGTTCGGTTAGACCACCTTGCATCCACATTTATCTCCTGCAAGAACATATTTCCCGTGGTTTTCGATGTTCACATCGCAGTTCTTATACTCTCCGTAAATGCTTCTCTTGCAATCCGTACAATATACCGCCTGCTTAACTTCCTTACGGCATTTTTCAGACAGATTTTTTACACTTTTCAAATCTTCGTCTGTCATTTCTCTGATTTTCTCAACAGATGTGATTCCTGCTCTTAATAATGTGTTATATGTTCTGACTGATAAATTTAAATCATCAATTTTCATAGTTTTTACCTCCGTTAAAATTCAGTTTAATTCTTCAATGCTTTCTCGCAGTTCCTCATAATAGTTAATCTGATCAGTACAATGATTGTCCAGTATATCAATCATTTCCCTTTTTGCATCTTCTAAGGATTTTGCTTGCATGAAATCCATGCGACCATCAATCACGGACTGCCATCCTATCTCATCACCGCAGTAAACAATACTTCCAATAGTGACACTTCCGTAATAAGCGATTATGTTTACTTGTTTTTCCCAATCACTTTGTTCTGGTTCAACCTCTTTCCATTCCATTGTGCACATAGTTTTCCTTTCCTCCACTAAATTCTAAGTTTACCTCTCAAATCCTTATTCTTGTGTTTTTAACACATTTAATATGCCCTCTACTGCTTTATCCCAGAAGATATTTGCAAATTCTTCAACAGTGCAAATTGGCTTGTCATCCCAGTCAACTATCATCGCATCGTCACACTGACAAATATCGCAACCACTTTCTTTTAGTGCTTCGTTTGCATATTCTGTTACAACTGTCTGAGTATCGGCATAGTCGCAGCCTCTGTCTAAAATGTCCTCAAGTTCTTTTATTGTTTTCTTTGATATTTTTGCCATTTTAATTTCCTCCTAAAATCTTAATATTGTCCATTTTGGTGGATTCAGCTTTTCAGAATACCAACTAATCATATTAGGGTATCCTATTCTGCTCCAATCTTTATACCATTTATAAAGTGCGTACCATGCCATGTTTTTTTTACCTTTAAATTCTAAATATGTTCAGTTTCTTCTTAAAATCTTCAATATATCCTCTATTCCTTGCTGATATCCATTGTAAAAATTCTGTGCTTTTTGAACTTCAACACTACACTTAATGCTTGCATTATGTTCCAGTTCATTCGCTTTCTGTTCAATTTCTTCATACTCTTTTTTATCCATCTACTTTTCCTTCGCTAAATTTCTAATTTTTATATGATTAACGATATCTGTCCGTTTTCAACTTCATAATTCATCCACAGTGTTTCCGTCCTTGCACGTCCTCCCTCTGCTCTGGTATGCTTCTGAACCTTATTCCATCCCTTGAGTATATCGTTATACATATCATTATCATATCCTGATAGAAGAATTTTTCCCTGATGTTTAACCAGAATATTTAACAATTCTTCATGATCTGCATCCTTCATTTCATGTTTATAGAGATAATTCTTCCGGGTTCCGTGTAAATACGGCGGATCTGCGTAAATAAAAACATCTTCCGTATCATATCTTTTTATTAATTCTACGGCCGGCAAATTTTCAATCTGAACACCCTTTAATCTCTTTGTTGCCATTTTCAACGTTTCAGGAAGTTCACTCCACGCTTTGGCTGGATTTGGAGATTTTGTCTGCTGTCCGGATTTAAACCCGTTTTGATATAAATTTCCACATCCGAATCCCATCCAGCATTTAACAGCAAATCGTCTCGCTCTCTCTAAATCATCACAAGATGGTTCATAAGCTGCCTTATACTCTGACCGGGAAAATGGTGTAAATTCTATCGCACGTTCCAGTTCGTCACTTCGATCTCTCAATATGCGGAAGAAATTTACTATTTCTTCATCGATGTCATTAACTGTCTCAATGTGACTACGCTGCTTATTAAAAAACACCGCCAAGCTACCAGCAAAAGGTTCTACGTAAACATCATGCTTCGGTATGTATTCGCATATCCAAGGTGCAAGACGATTCTTTGCTCCTGGATACTTTAATATGCTTTTCACACTTTCACCTTCCTTTGTTAAATTCTAATTTTCTGTATAATAGTCACAATCACCAGAACAGTACTGTTCTCCAATCGGACACATATTTATATTAAGTGGGTTTCGCTCTGCATCATCTGCACAGCATTTAGCCGTTTCCGGCAATATGTCAATTTCGACTCCATCTCTGTATATTTCCATTCTATTTACCTCTCTTAAATTCTAATTTAACTCAATTCCAACTCCGAATTAAGCAAATCTAAGTTGACCGGTCTGATCTGCTTCGATCTGCATATTCGGCATCCGTTCAGCAACGCACAATTCCGGTAAATTTGCTTTTACCAATGCCGCAGGAATCGGCGGACACACTGCATTGCCGCATCTTCTGACCTGTTCGCTCCGCGGGTAGGTCTTTCCGGTATAATCATGGTCGATTATGTAATCATCCGGGAATCCCTGGCAACCATATAATTCTTTAGGCTCTAACATCCGCAATCCAATGTCTACGATCTGATAGTCTGTCCCATTTATGGTCACTAATCCAAAGCGATCCTGTGCAGTGACTGTATCAAGCGGTTTCTTAATATCTTGCCCTGTTCCCTGTCCATAGTATTTAATCAGAAATGCTCTGACCTCTCCAAAATGTCCGTCACCGGCTGTGATCGTTGGTAATGGCTGTCTGATATCTTTTCCGTCACAATGATTGTTCATCTGGATCAGATTCGCAGTAACAACGCTGTTATGATCCCATGCGGTCACTGTCGGAAGCGGATTTTCTACTGTTTCCCCAGCACCCTTATATCCTCCGTCATAGTACTTATGCAGAAACGATGTGACCAGTCCATATCTGTTTGAGCTGTCAACTGTCATGATTGGGTCTTCTATAGTTTGTCCTCTTACTCCATCCTTTGAAGTTTCAGAATGGTACTGAATCAATGTAGGACTGATAAGACAATGCTCGTTTTTGCTCACGATCGTTGTAAGCGGCTCTCTAACATCCTTGCTTCGGTCTTTTGTAAATCCAGTCTGTCCGATCTGCACCATGTAAGGCTCTACAATCCCATATCCGTGTTTTCCTGTAATGGTTGGCATTGGTTCCCGGATATCGTTCGGTCTACGCTCACCACCATGATTACACTGAATGATAAAAGGCTCTGGATTATCCAGAACGAATTTTTTTAATCCCCTTGCTATCCTGTCCATTGTCTTTTGTGCCAGTGGTCTCACTGCCCGGATTCCGTATTTCTCTTTTATTTCTTCCGAAGTATCAAAGATACTTGGACAGGGCAAGGAAAAATCCAACTGCGTATATGCTCCAACATAAGGTTTTTTCAATCCTGCCTTTACCTCTTCACTGTCTGCCGGTCCGTGCGTTGGCTCTGGCCAGACTATCGACTTGCCGTCACACCGTGCAACCATAAAGAATCGTTTTCGCATGGTCGGCGCACCATAATCGGCTGCGATCAGCTCGCGGAACTCCACTTCATAGCCAAGATCCCGAAGCTGCTGTACAAATCTCTCAAACGTCTTGCCTTGCTTTGCCCTAATCGGATGATGCCGCCTGTTTAACGGTCCCCATGTCTTAAATTCCTCTACATTCTCAAGCATGATAACCTTTGGTCTTACAAGCCCCGCCCATCTTAAGGCTACCCATGCAAGACCTCTGATATTTTTATCTTTTGGTTTTCCACCCTTTGCCTTGCTGAAATGCTTGCAATCTGGGGAAAACCAGGCAAGTCCGACAGGATGCCCTTTACAAGCCTTTACAGGATCCACCGCCCACACATTTTCGCAGTAATGCTCTGTGTTTGGGTGATTAGCTTTGTGCATCTTAATAGCTTCTGGATCATGATTGATTGCAATATCAACACTGTATCCTGTTGCCATTTCTATTCCTGTGGAAGCTCCTCCACCACCTGCGAAGTTGTCCACTATCAATTCTCCGTTAATCATTTTTTTGAAAGGAACCCGGCGCGCCTTTTATCCGGATAGGTTCCTGCTCCTTTCTAATTTTCTTAAACCATTTTTCTGATGTCTTCCACGAGTCCACTGTCGTCTGAATACACATCCTGCAATCTGTTTGCGGCTGCGATTAACAGTTCTTTCATTTCGAAAACAAGCTTTCTTCTATTTGCTCTTGCAACTGCCTTTTCGTCTACGACTTCATCGACAAGCGTGTGCTCCGGAAGCATTTCTTCACAGGCTTCGATAAACACGTTTCTACTCTTATCGTCGAGCCCTATCTCATCCAGACAATTTTTAACAATGTCCTTCGTAAGCTCGACACCAATTGCTTCCTCGTCTGGATCTTCATTCCGATTTTCAACCAAAACGTCATTCAGTAAATTGTGGACTGCATCTGAGGCGGCAAGGTGTCCATCGTCATCATCTCCTATGACATCATTTATGATTTTCTGAAATGTAATCTTCTTTTCTGTTGATGTCTGCTTTTCCTCACAACCAAGTCCAGCGGTCATAAACTCCCGGTGTGGGGTTCTGGTGTCTTTTGTGTAAAACATAACGGAATGGATGTCTGTGCTTCGGTCTGTAAATGCCGGGAAAATAAAGCCTGTATCTGGCATCCCGACAACCCAGTCTCTGATTCGTGATTCGATGCGGTTTTCGTCCTCACGGTAACCAAGCCCCGGCTTTGTCAGATTCACCGGACAGATTGCGCACAGCAGATACTCATAAACCTCCTCGGATTCATCCAGCTTGTCATTGTCTGAAGTTTTGGTCATGACATCATAGGCATCGTGAAAAATTAGGATCAGATAATTTCCAACGTAATCGTAGCTGTCAATGATCATGTCGTAAAAAGTATCAAGCAGATCATCATTTTTCAGTTTGCTTTCGCGCAGTCCCATTAAGAACTGCTGTCTTCCTCCTGTTTCTTCCTCTGCAAGCGGAAATTCCAGTTCTAAAAGGTTGTTGCCAAGTTTTCCTGACAATGTCTTTTTCGCAATGTCAAGATATTTAAAATACTCTGCATCATCCAGATTCAAAAATGTCTCCCCGATTTTTGTGATCTTATTATGGTCAGCGTCTACATAGCAGCCGCACATACGAGTGAATGTACAGGCTTCCTTTTTAAATCTTCTTTTAATTTCTAAAACATCCCTTTTGTTCATAAAATTTAATCCTCACTTTCTTCCTTTTCGTTTTCTTCCTCTTTGATCGTTGCGATTTCTGCGTTTAAATTCCTGCTCATGGTAGATAAAATTTTTACAATCATTTCGCTTTTCGTCTTATTATCAACCTCTCCGGCGGCATTCTTTTTCGCTTCCAGCTTGTCCCGGTATTTATCGTACTGTCTGGAATTGATATATCCAGCTTCGTACCAGCCGAAGATGTCATCATTTGAATAACACTTTTCGCCTTTGATCGTCACGAAAATCTCATTTACCTTTTCACGTTCTTTTTCTGCTTTGGTCTGATATTTATCTCTTAGCTTCTGTATTTCTTTTCTGATTGTCTCCAAGGCTGTTATTTCTACATTGCTCATTTTTACACTCTTTCCGGTTTCTCACACCGTTCAAATTTTATTACCCACACCCACGGATTAGCATTCCATCCGTAGCGGTCAAGGTCGGATTTCTTGATGGTGGAATCCCATACATCAAAAAAACCAAGTGCTGTTGATGTATAATCGAAACATCCCTCTGCTTCTGCATCATCGTCTGTCATATCCTGCAACCGCTCCACCCGTACATCCGTCACCTTCAGCCAGATTCTCGCCGCTTCTTTCGGCATAAATAATGATTGTTTCCACTCTCCATAGTGACTGAACCATTTATGTACAAATGTGTCATAATCTAATCGGTTTATAGAATCTGTATTTCCGTTTGCAAATTGCAACCTCACATCATCTCCGCCTGCTCTGAATCTTATGTCAGCAGTTGCTTCGTATCGGTGTGCTCGCCAACATTGCCATGTTTCCCGAACATACAATATATCGCCCGGCTGATATGGCGGCTTTGCATACTGAATAGAACCACCGTATTCATCAATGCCAAATCCAAAGCATCCTGCCTTTTTCTTTTCTGTACTGTCGGTAACAAAACCGAGTGGGAATTTATGCTTTTCATCCGGCTGTGGCTTTATCGCACGCCTGGTGCAAGTCTTCCTTCCGTCCAGAATTGCCCGAACCATTTCTGTGTTGAATAAAATCGGTTTAATCACCATCCGCTCCACCTCTCTTTATCTTTCTGCCGCAGTAAGGGCAATACTTATAGCCGTTTTCTTCTGGCGTGCCTTCAAATATCAACTGCCGATTTTCACACCCTGTTACATAAAGGTTTGATTCTAAATCTTCAAGTTTCCACTCGCATGACTGTTCTGTGGCACACTCGCCTTTCACAATCTCGATTGCTCTTTCATATGCACATTCTGCACCTTTATAATAATTTGCTGATGCTCCGCACATTCTTTCAATCGCTTCTGCATTTGCTGATGCGTTTATTTGTCTTACTTCTTCCAACCGCTCTACAACTTTGTCAGTGTCGTAAGCTGTCATCTGACGATTAATCAGGTTTATCCAATCAATTGCGCCAGATTCCTCTGTTATTGTGTTCCTGACATCAGCCATCAGAACATCCGCATCAATTAATCTTCCCATCGTTCGCCCTCCTGTTCCAATCTGTAGTTGCTTTCGTTCGCTCGTCTTTCCCTGTTCTGATGTCTCCGTCCTGATCCATATACATCTCACATTCATAGCTTTTTGGAAGTTCTGTTCCGCATTTCATACATTTGATTTTGAACATTACACCAACAGCCGAATGTGATGACTTATTTGTAATGGTTAAGAACATTGCGTTTCCGCCACAGAACGGGCATGGCTTAAGGCTTTCACTCATTCTTCATCCTCCCATTTCAACTTTTGACCACAACTTGGGCAATAGGTTGAATTATCACTTTTAAAGCATCTCGGGCATGATGGGCAAATCATTGCGTTTACTATAATTCTCGGTCGCTTCGCTGTCTGTTTCTCCACCGCCGCCCGGCATTCTTCCGGTGTGCCGATTGCTCGGTACTGCTTCAGCTCTTCCAACCATTCAGCAAGTTGCTCATGTTCGTTTGCACATATAGTATTGCCATATGTAATAGCTTCTTTATCAACCGATTCTGGAATATACGCATTATCTTCGATTAGTCTTGCTGACATCTTTTGGCATTCAGCTACTTCTCTTGCGTGTGATATAGCTTCATCAATTGTCATAGTCACACCTCCAACAGTTCCGGGTTATCAATCATGTTGCCGATCACTTCAAAATTCTCTGAATCAAAATCATCCAGTTCCTCGTAGTAATCACAGCCCGGCTCATTCGTACACCATCCGTTTTCATGCCACACGACACACTTTCTCGTCTCATCTTCTGGAAACTCAACGTCGATATGCCCTGAAAGAATATCATTCTCAAAAATCCGTCTGCCGCTTTTATCATTAAGTCCTGTGCACTGGCAAATAGTTGATGGGTCTATCTCGTAAACAGCTTTTTTACTTGCGAAAACCGGTTTAAAAATAAGCGGTCTTCCTGCAAGTTCATAATAACTACCAGACATCCATTCTCCGTCATCAATGCACTTTCCGCGGAATAAATATCTATCTTCCATCCTTTTCCTCCATTTCTTTCAACTTGGCTTCGGCATCCTCTTGTGATAAAAACCAGGTTTCCTTGTACATTTTTTCTGGCAGGATTCGGTCTGTAGCATATTCTCGATCCTTATCACACTCCATGTACCATCCTTTTTCTGTAAAAGTAATCAAGGCTACTTTCTGATGATAAACTTTGTTGTTCTCCGGGTGCAGATTTAAAATATTTAATTCACAATTGACTTTGCTAGGAATTATATATACATCTGAGCCAATTCCACACGGCAACCGCAGAAGTAATCCCTGCTCCTCGGCATCCTCATAACGTTTCAGCTTTTCTCTCAAATCTGCCATTGACCACATATTACGGTAGAACAAGGCAATCAGACCACGGACATCTGAAAACGGATCTATCGTTAAATTGTCCAATATTTCCTCGTCAAACTCTGCGTCATCTACTGGCAATTCATCTTTTGTTAATGTGGCCATGAGGTTTCTGGTAAAATCTCGTGCATCCATTTCCATATCGTAATCTCTGTATCTGGCATTGCGCTCATCATCTGCATAGCAGCTATTATGTGCCAGCTCGATCATCGACATGTCAGCCACGCTTTTATTTGTCGTTAATCTCTCCATGCTCTCTCCTATTCTGCTTCTAACTGGAGCCAGTTCAACCATTCACCACAATCCTCACAATCTGGATAGTCGGGATTCGCCCACTGATAATCTTCTTTTACTTCTTTAAGAAGTCCCGCCAGTTCCTCATCCGTCATGCTTCTGATCCGGTCTGCATTGGTCTGTGGCTTCTCCACGACCTCAAAACACTCGTCTCTCCAAGATAAAACATTTTCCAGCTTGTATGAGCTGTAGCCAACGCTATAATGATTCGATCCGATTTCCTTGTACTTGATTTCGTAATATGGCTTTTTGTCTATCATTGTTACGATAATATCTAAGTGAGAAACTTTCATACGCTCATTTTCCATTTCTACCGGCTCGTCCTGTGACTTCTTCGCCATGCTCTTCATACACTCCATCATATTTCTACCTCACTAAATCCATTGTTTTAACAGATATCACTTTAAATTTCCCGGTGCGACAATACTCTGCGGTATCAAAAAACATAATGCATCCATCGTCTTTTCCGGTATCTTCACTTCCTACAAGTGCTATGCTTACACCGTTTCTTATCAGTGTATTTTTTAACAACATCAATGCCGCTCCTATCTCCTGCTTGGTTTCATCCGTCATTTCAACTTCACCTTTCTCTTTCTGCCTTTCTTCTCAAACTTGTCGCACATCCCAATCGGGCATCCACGCCTTAATCCGGTCTTTGAATAATATCCACGCATAATCTCTGTCTGGCTGTGATTGTACGAATATTTACATTTCCGGCAGTATTTTACGCTTGTCTTTGTCATCTCTCCCATGTTAATAATCCTTATTTCACCGCTTTTCCTGTTACAATATCCCAATTTTCATCCTCAATAAACTGATTCCGAATAATCTCATCCGTCAGATAGTGTTCCTTACTCTTTGGCTGCTTGCGCCAATAGGAATCAATGTAATAGGCAACCCAATTCATAAATTCTTCGATTTTGGCATTTGAGAAACGGTAAGAATCTTTTAATGTCGGAATAGTCAGATACATTGTGGAGGCAAGCGCGCTCTCGATATTCCGATCTGCGCCAAGCACTGCCCGTCCATTTTTTATATCTGCCATATACAATTTTTGTGACATTGGGATTGATTTTACCCACTTGACCACATCAATTTTCTTTTTACGGCAATACTCCATCATGCTCTCGCTCGTTACCGCTTCGTCATCATCGTCCTGCCAAGATTTCCGACGTTCAACGGTTTTGCTATAAAAATTCGTGATCTGCTTAAACGTCATATCAAACTTGTCATACAAAATGGCTGTAAAAATATATCCCATGTGATTCGCGATATTATCTCCTAACTGACATTTTGCTAATTCCTGCTTATAAACACTCGACGGAATTAGCCTCTGTCTCTGCTGTACGTTATGCATTTGTTCACCTTCCTTGTATTTTTTATTTTATATTTCCACCCGCAATCATCTTTTCAATGATTTCCTCCTGCATCCGCTCTGCGATATGATCCCGGACTGACTCTTCTGGAAATGCAATCTGATATGTCCGCTCCTTGATCCGGTTCGTGATCCGGTCATCGTAGGATAGTTTGTCCAGCGGATCATTACTCGTGAAAATCGTTACCTTCTGGTTTATGTACCGCTCATTGATGATCTGATACATTTTGTCGTTGATCCATGACGCCGGTGCTTCCACACCAAAATCATCAATGATCAAAATATCCGTTGTGGAAAGCGCATCTAAAAGCTGGCTTTCACTGCCTGCTGCATCCCTGCGCCATGTATTCTTAATTTCCTGCAGGATGGTCAGTGATACTGCAAATTTGACTGTGTATCTTTTCATCAGTTCATTAGCAATCCCGGCAGCAATCCTCGTCTTACCGCTTCCCTTTGTCCTCGACCAGATATACAGTCCCATGCCTCTTTCCTTCTGGCTCTCGAAATCATCCAGATAGGTTTTTACTATTTTGCAGGCATCTGACACCATCTTTTTACTTTCCTGCTTCCTGTACACATCCATTCGAAACGATCTCAGATCCATCCCACGGAATGCCTCCGGTATATCTGCGAATCGCAACCGCCTTGACATGACCGCTTTCTCACGGCATTTACACGGTACTGCTATTTCAACTCCGTCTTTTATTTTCAAGATCCACTCCCGACCTTCGCAAATTGGACACACATCAGAATCCCTGGAAGTCTCCGGTGTCTCCGCATTCCTGCATAAGTTCGTTGAGTGATTTTTCATGCGTTCCAGTATCTCTTCCAACTGATCCATCGTTCTCTCCTTTCAGGTACTGCATAAACAAGTTCTCTCGTAAAAAGTTCTCCGGCTTTTTAATATACCGCTCTGCTGTTTTCTCCCGTCTGCATATATCTGCATAATTCTGTGCGGCCAATACCAGATCATCTTCCGGTACACCAGCCAGTACTGCATTGCAGTATTCTGTTTCAACAAGACAACCAGTACACCGTTTCGGATAGACTGCGGCAAACACTCTAAATTTTTCCAAGGGGGATATAGGGGGTGTATTTTGTTTATGTTTATGTCTTTGTTTATTAATAGGTTCACTTTGTGGTTCAAACTGTGGTGCAATTTGCAGTTCACTTTGCGGTTCAAACTGTGGTGCATTTTTACTGTAATTTTGAACCACAAGACTATTTATTTTATATTGTGCTGCAAGATTCCCACCGCGCGATTTCCATTCGATGAACCCATCTGTAGCAAGCTTGTTTCTCGCTCTCTTTAACGCTGATGCATTTAATCCAGACCGAAGTCCAAGGACTGACGAGGCTACCGTAAACGTATCTGGCCACCCTGCTTTATTCGCTATGGACATTAACGCATGCCATAAGGCGATTGCAGTGTTGGGCTGCGGGTTTAGTTCGAGCCTGTCGTAAAATGCTTTTATCTCAGCTAAATAGTTCAAGTTTCCACCTCCCGAATCCGAACTTCAATCCGTGGATTTTCAGCATCTATACGAAATTCATCAGAGAATCCACAGATCTGCTCCCAGCCATCATTTTTTAATACATGGCAGTTAACTAATGCATCCTGGATCACTTTTCTGCCGAATGACGATATATTGTCCAAATCACGCCTTTTATTCTTTTCCACCCACAGATATTCCATAAATACTTTTTTATTGATATTTACGTCTCTCAGGCACTTTCTGATGCACACAGAAACAATAGCTTCATTCTGCTTTTTCATCTCTCCGCCTTTATATCTGCTTGCCTTATCCGCACGGATAAAATCATTCAAGTTATCCAGTCGTCCCGGTATTATCAGTAGGTACTCCAACTTTTCGCCACCTTTCAAATGTCATTTTCATATTTAAACGTTTTTTCAGTATCGCTCTTGCACGGTGCAGCTCTTTTGAAAGATATTCATCCAGTTCTTTTTCATCTACTGGATCTCCCGGAACTGGTCTGTAATATCCATTTCCAACATTGATAATGCAGTCATCCTTTGTATTTGCTGTCTCTATCTGCTTTCTCAGCTTTCTATCTTCAAATGGATTATAAAGTCTCGGTAATGGTTTCAAATGTCCGCAGGGAATGTCATTTATTGTTTTCATTTATCCCCTTTCCTCTCCGGGACTAACCCCGGAGATAATAACCAGCTTCCAATAATTCGTGATATATTATTTTCTGCATGAATAGGTTTCTTTCTGCCATTTGGCAAGGTGTTTCAACCCTATAAATCCTTTACAACAATTCCATAGACCTTATACATCTCTCTGAACCGGATCACTCCAAGGCTGTGTGCCAGTGTGTGGTGTTCTCTGCACAAACAGATTTTTTTATAACTGGAATCATCTACTTTTGTCCTGTCATTACCCATTCCGATTGCATCCTCATGATGAATCTCTCCATCTTTTCCGCAGATTGCACATTTTTTGTGTAACAGGCAGTAGTAAAGATATCTACCTATGTCATCTGTACGTTCTATTGCATTGTCAGAAAGCGGTATTCCGTTCTCTAGGGCAAATTCCAGTATCGTGTTGATAAATTCCCTCGCTGTGTCCATAGAACAGTTGGAAAGACTGAAATACGCATCACCGGTACGCATCATATGCTGATACTTCAATATCTCTTTCATTTCTTCCGGAAGATATCCTGTCCAATCTGAAATGTCTCTGATAGTTGCATATGCTTTTTTTCTCTGCTCTGCTGATATGTGCCTGCCATCATCAAACCTGATCTCGGCATTTCTAATTTTCTTTCTTTGGAACATGTCCCCAAGCTTCAGATCTGGAACAGATACAACCAAGTCTGTTCCGTCTTTCTGCTCTCGGTATTGGTTAATCTTTACAAGTGCGTGCATTAGTTATCAACATCCTTTTTTCTGACATCATAAAGAAATACTCTGCGTTTCAACGATTCATTTCTAATGGATAATGCAACGATCTCACCATCTTTAATAATAATTTGTTCAACCTTGAACTTATCGTATGTGCTCCACTTATTATTTTTTTGTATAAGTGCAACATCCTTTGCAGGGATCCATATATATGGTGCAGTGTAAAGTTCTCTTCCAATTCCCCAGTTAAAGCAAGCACGCTTGAAAGAATCCGATGCCTGTCCTTTTTCTTTTTCCGTATATGATTCAGTTCCTACATCCTGCTTCCATACCCAATGATCGCCGTCTTCTGCCGGAAAATTAATACCTACATTGCAAAAGAGATTTCCATTAATTAACTCATGTTTTCTCTGCCATCTCTCTGATCCTACAGATTCGTCCAGAATGCGCATATCACATCTGGCATCTTTATAAAGTAAAAGGCTGCAACCTTTCTCATTTACGGTCGCCACTCTGGCATCAATCTCTTTTTCTGTTAAAGCTCTAAATTCCATTATTTCTCCTCCACAATTCTGCTTGCCCACATGTCAGAAAAATGTAACAACAGATACAACGGCGTTTCTTTACCGGAAATATCATATTTAAACGATCCATACAGTCCATTATGCCAAAGGATAGCCTGCTCTTCTTCCTCTGTAAGCTTGATGAATCTTTCAGCAATCGCAATACTTCTCACTTCATGCGGAATATACAGAAGTTCTTTATTTATCTCATATGGTTTTGCTTCTGACTGTACCAATGGATATTCTCCATTTTCATCCTTTTTACGGCTCTTGATCATATTAGGTACATAGTTTGGTTTTCCATAATCTCCCATCTTTCCAAGATCATGCAGCAAAGCACAAATGATAATGGCATTCTGTGTTTCATCCGGTAAAACTTCCGATCCTTCCGCCAATAAAAATGACATATCCTGCATGATTCCGAGGACATTCCAACTATGTTCTGCTAAACCGCCCTCTTTTGCCAAATGGTTAGAACCCGAACACGGAGCCGCAAAAAATCCATCATTTTTCATGGCTGCAATTAAATCTTTCATTCCATCTCTTTCAGTGGACATAAGTTTTTCCACAATTAAATTTTCAAATTCTTCCATCTTTCTTTTATCCTCTCTTCCTCTGATTCAATATCTGCCATCTCTTCACGTCTGGCTTGTTTCTCATATAATCTGTGGCGGCGTTCTCTGTCCCTCTCGTACTCTTCGAGCATATCAAGGCTGTCCGGTATGTAATCATTCATATCTGTGAGAAAATCCCTCCCCATCATCGTCTGTGTTGGTAATCAGCTTTCTTGTACCATACACGAATTCACCATGAATACTTCCGTCGGTATGCCATGAGACTTCACCGGCTTCTATGCCTAAATCTTCCAGTGTTCTTTCAAATTCTGCCAGTGCATCCTTGAGTATTCCTAAATCCTTCCATGTCAAACTAGGCGCTGCCATTTAAAAATTCCTCCATTTCCATCTGTCTGAAATCTGTAGATAAAACCATGTATCTGACAGCTTTCTCTTGCTGTTGATTCATGTACTGCTCGTCCCGTCATTCTTCACACATGTTTCCTTCGCCGGGATCTAAACTGCATCCACAGATTCTGCATTTTCTGTAAATCATAAAATCACGCTTTCCAAAAATTTAACTATGTGTTACAATAAACGCAGAAGTACTTTTGTATTTCCACGGTTAAATAGCACCTGTACTCGCCAAAGTTATCAGGGTGCTATTTTTTTGTCCTCAAATTCCCCAAGGAACTCAACATCAGCGTCAAGCTTGTCCTTCCGGCGGATCATGTTAAAGTCTGCTTTCCGCTTTTCTTCCCGGCGTTTCTCAACATCCAAGATCATAACTCCAATAAGTGCAATCACCGCACCGAGTGCCATTTCGATCAGCAGAAAAACATAATACGTTCCATCCGCATCGAGCATTCCACCAAGAAACAGGATTCCAAGCCCTACCGCTATAAAAACTTTACCGATCTGCTTCATTCTTCATCTCCTTTCCACACATATCCAGTATTGAATACATGGAAAATAGGTTTAAAAACAACATTAAAGAATTGGCTTCCTTTATCTCCCAGTTTATTTCTTGATTCGAACAGCAGGCGGTTCTTTCAGTGCGTTATCTAATCCATAGTTGGCACAGATGATACGATTTGAAAGAACCATGTGAATTTTAAAACCCTCTCCGCCAGTACACGATATCGAAAAATAATCACAGCCATCTCCGAAATCGACACCATTTAGCTTGAAAACTTTCTTTTCGGTATCAACTTCTAACGTTTTTATTTCCTGCGGCACTCCTGCCAGAATTTCTTCAAAAGTTCCCATTTCTTCTCTACCTCTCATCCAATAGATATAAAAACATTTGCTACATTTTTCATGATGCCTTTTCCTTAACCACAAGCTTGATTCCTTCCTGTCTTTCGTAGATTTCTAACAGAATGTCCATAATCTTGGCTTTCCTCTCTGGTGTAATTTCCATGTCTGCTTTGTTCATAGGAATCTCCTTTCTCATTATTTAACGCTCCCACACATGGCAATCTGCTTGTCAAGTTCCGACTGTTTCTTTGAGATTGCCATACCATCCGCAACACCGAGAATGTAGTTGAAGCTCACTTTGTCCAGCTGTGATACTGTTTCAGCTAATCTTGCAAGGGCCTTTTCCTTTTCTTCGTTCATCTGCTCACTTCCTTTCGTGTTTGTATTACCTTGTGTGATTATAATATCATACGTAGTTTGTATTGTCAAATATTTTTTAATATTTTTGTTTGACATTGTGTGATTTTTGTATTATTATACTAGTGGGAGGTGATAATAAGTGGATGAGCAAATAAAACAGTTGAGAAAATCGCTTGGAATGTCACAAGAAAAGTTTGCTAAAGAAATTGGTTTAACTAAAAATTTCATATCTTTAGTAGAAACTGGTCAAAGAAATCTATCAACCCAGTCGATCAAACTTATTTGTCGATTGTTTGATGTTAATAAGGAATGGCTCGAGACCGGAAAAGGCGAAATGTTCATTCAAAAGACAGAGAATGAAAAGATAGCTGAATTTCTTGCAGATGTTCTGAAAGCCGGGGAAGACGACCAGCGGTACAAATTCATAACCGCTATATCACAACTGGATGAAGACGAATGGAACACAATCCAGAAGATGGCAGAAATGTTTGTGAAGAAGTAAAAAGAAAGACAAGGGCAATGCGCAAACCCTTGTCTTTTTCTTTTATCTCAAAAACCTCTTTATAAATGCATATATGGTTCGGAGATCATCCTCGTCCATGCACTTCTCTATTAATTCTATTATTTTTTCTTTAAACTCTCCCATATCCAATACCACCTTTCTAATTGATACATAAAGTATACGAACGTATGTTCGAAAAGTCAATAACGCATCCATTTGTTTTTTATCATAAAGTTTCATTTTGCAAAAAAATGTCATAAAAAAATGACAAAAATGTATTGTTTTATAATCATTTTGCTTTATAATTGTAGTATCAAAAGAAAGGGGAGTTCAAAATCATGAACGAATCAAAAGATACTAAAGTATGTAAACACTGTCAATCGGAGATTCCTAAGAAAGCAAAGATATGTCCAGTATGCAAAAAGAAACAAGGTTTACCGAAATGGGCGATTGTTTTAATTGTGATCCTGGTTCTTGCCGCTATCGGTTCTGCTTCTGGTGGAAATTCCGACAATTCAGAAACTACTACCACTTCACAATCATCAAGCACAAACGAAACTCAAAATTCGACACCAGAGGTAAAGGAAGTTGAGACCGAATCAGAGCCAGAAATTGAATATACTGCGGTTGATGTTGACACCATGATGGATGACCTGCAAAGCAATGCAATGAAAGCCGAAGATACTTACAACGACAAATACTTAGAGATCACAGGAAGATTAGCACTCATTGACAGCGACGGAAAATATATCAGTGTATTTTCTCAGTCCGACGAATTTGCAATTCTTGGTGTCCAGTGCTTCATAAAAGATGAAGATGCAAAAGCAAAAGTAATGGATATGTCCATAGGAGACACTGTAACTCTTAAGGTCCATATAAAGGAAGTTGGAGAAGTTATGGCATACGTCGCAGACATTATAGAAATCGAATAGTATACAGTCCCTCTAGTAAATGAGGGACTTTTTTTAAAGGGAGTTAAAAATGAACATAGCAATTTATCCAAGAAAATCAAAAAAAGATGATAATTCAGAATCAATGGAACAGCAAATAGACGATTGTAAAAAGTACATTGATAAAACTTACCATAATGCAAATATAATCGTTTATTCTGGCGATTATGCGATCACAGGGCATAGCACGGCAAAAAGAAAGGACTTTCAGCGCATGATGGATGATGTCAGAGCAGGAAGAATCAATGCAGTTGTTATTATGAGATACGATCGTATAGCAAGAAATATGAGAGATTTCTGTAACCTCTATCACGACATGGAAAGCGCAGGATGTAACTTAATATCAGTGAGTCAGCAGATCGATACTTCCACGCCATACGGAAAGAACTTCATGTACCAAATGGCAAACATGGCAGAATTAGAATGGGCGGTCATATCTGAGCGATACAAGGACACCGCAGCTTATAAGATCCGTGAAGGGAAAGCTTACACTGGTAGAGTGCCTATAGGATTCAAAATAGAGAAAATAGATGGTATAAAGAAAGTCGTACATGATAATGAGGAACAGACAAGGGCTATCTTTGATTATTTATTAGCAACCAAAAGCAAGCGCGGCACTGTTCTGTGGGTACGTGAAAATTTAATTCCAGACTTCACACGTCACAAATTAGACACAATGATCAAGTCAGATTTATATATTGGTAAAGTAAGGGAAAATGAAAATTTCTGCGAACCTTATTTTACCCAAAAGCAAATGGAAGAAATAAGAAGTGTCAATCAGATAAAATACGCTCCATCCGGTCATATATATTTATTCAGTGGATTATTCCGTTGTCCTATATGTGGCAGAAAAATGTCAAGTTTTTACAGCATAGACAGGAAGACCAAAAAGCACCGGCAATATCAACGATGCTGGTTTGGTGGAAATGAGAAATTGCACAAAACAAAATTAGTGTCAGAAGCAAAAACAGAAAAATATCTTCTTGAAAATCTTGATGCAGCATTAAAAAATCTTGAATTTGATGTAAAAAAAGAAGCAGGTAAACCAAAGCGCAATTTGAATAAGAAACTTAATGATGCAATAGGGGAGCGTGACAGACTTAATTACCTTTTTGAAAAAGGAAGAATTGATATCCCAGAATACGAAAAGAAATACAGTGTCTTATCAGAAAAAATAAACTCCATAACTGAGGAGTTGTCAAACAACAAAGTTGTAAGGATTGAGGAATTTAAGAAGCAGATCCCGGAAGACTGGAAAGAACTTTACGAACAACTAGATCAAAAAGGAAAACAAGAGTTTTGGCATAGAATAATAAAAGAAATTTATTTGAATGAAGCCTTTGAAATTACTGGCTTTATATTTTATATCTAGGACTTGTACTAAATAACTATTTCCTAGCGGTTAACATTAATTAGTACAAGTCTATTAAAAATGGCGATTAGAAATTCTAACCGCCATTTATTTTACGCTTTTACAATCGCAGCGTCAAATCCTGCTGCTTTCAATTTTTCCTGCAAGGAAATAGCATTTGCTTTGTTGCGATACGCTCCGACCTGTACACGATAAATAGAATCTTTATCACCTACGCTTGTCTCTGATCCAGAAGTTGCAGCATCGTCATCAGATGTGTTATTGGATGGTT